GCGCGTCGTTCTCAAGACGCAGCATTGCCAAACGGGTATTGTAGGTCAGGCCGGTACTGGTTTGCGCAGATAGGCTGGCTGTGGCATCCAGCGCTTCGACGTCGAATTGCTGCCGCTCTTTCGTTTGCGCCCCATCACCGAACGGATCATCAATCCACCAGTGCTGGCTAAGAACCGGCGTCCATTCGACACCAACGACAGCGCCGCCTTGGTCAAGCCAAAGATCGACATAGTGCAAGCACATCAGGTGCTTCTCTCTCGCCTGCAGGATGTCCCCACGCTTTGAGACGGACGCAAACCGGCGTGTCATCCGTGATCTCACGCCGCGTAGCCGTGGCGAGGGCAGCGTTCAGGCTATAGCTTCGATCAGGCAGCGGACCACTCGCAGAACCGCTGTGATTGGTCACCTCGACCCTGAAATCTGTGTTCGACGTCAGAACGGGTCTAAACCACTCGATCCTTGGGCCGGCCCGCCGCGGCGCTGCACATCGAGCGTCACACTACCATTGGCCGGCACCGTGCCCAGATCAGCGACTACCGTTGCCTTGCGCAACGAGCCGTCAGACCATGTGTTGACGCCCATGATAGCAAGGCGGACTTCGGCGCTGCCAATGAATCCCTTCAGCACATCGCCTGCTGGCACCCGACCGTTTTCGAACGCGAGCCCGAAGCGCACAAACCCAGTCGAAGCCGAAGCCGCGGTGTTCGTGAACGTTACTTCGCCGACTGTCAGATCAGAAGGAATGGCGCTTTGAGACGATACTGATCCAATCAAGCAAGCCGTAGATGGGATCATATGACGCGAGCCTCCCAATTAAACTTAACGACAAGACCAGCGCCGGGTGGCGTCAAAAAATTCACCCTTATTCTTGGTTGGTGTTTGTTCCCAGTAGGCGATGATGCCGCCTCTTCTGCAATGTACCTCAGTGCTCCAGGAACTTTTGAGTTTGGATTTGAATTGTCAGAAAGCCTCACATAGATAGTGTTGAAGCCAAGACCATCATTATCGCCGATCTTCGCCTCTCCAGAAGCAAGAGATCCAAGTGTATGGTTGGCTTGAGATACCACACCCTCTTCATTGAAATATTCTAAGCCTTGGCTGGCACCTCTAGGCAGAGAAGGATCACCACCGCCGGTGGCCTGCAAATAATATTCCGACGTGCCGGAACCGCTCGCTACCCACTCATAACGGGAAGATGATAGGTCGCGTCCTGGGTATGAATCCCACTCCAGATCTCTCGTACCGTTCCTGTTCCTAAATGAAATTAATGAATCTGCAATGATTGAAACGGTTTCTGAATTCATGGCAGTTATGCGAACATTAGATGCATACTTCGGAACCCACAAAAGATTCGTGGGCACGTCGACGAATGCTTCACCACCAACTGCAGTGTATTCAAATTCACCAACTTGTTCTGAAAAAACGTCTCCGTCATTCGCTTGATTGGTTTCAAGAACAACATTCTTCATTGAGTGCGCTGTTGCCAAGAACAGGCTGTAAGCCAAAAAGAAGTTTGTAAACCCTGCCATGACAAAACGGCAATCCTCCCAGTCTATCTGGAACCGGGACATGTCCATTATATTAGCATTCAGGCTCGATATCTGACCACTGGCGCCGACACCAGAGACTATCTGACAGTCGCCGACTTTGGCATTTACATTTTTCAATCGAGCTGATCTTACCGGAAGCCCAGGCACAGTAACGAGGCCCAGCCTTGCTATCCCATAGCATTCAGCATCAAGCGCCGTCAGTCCGTCCAACACTTGCCTTGTAGCCTCTAGCGACTGAGGCTCTGTGTAAATGGCCGGGTCCAGCTCTGTCAGTCGAACGAAGGTCCCTACCGAGCCTTTGGTTGGCGATGGATATCCAGGCTGGGTCCTGACAGAGATGTTTTTCAACGAGACGTCGATCGATCTCATATCACCAAGGAATCTCATCAAATCTAAACTGCGCGTGACGACCATAATATTTTTAAGCGAGATCGATTGATTAGCGCTCGATGGAACGTTCGAAACGTTCTTGAATAGATTAGAGGTCTGCCAGTTCTCACCACCTAAAACCGTCAAGTCTTCAATAGAAAAATTCCATCCCTTGATCCCAAATGCGACAGCTTCCGTTGACCCCTTAAAATCAACAATACCAGACTTAATGAAAAACCCAGGATGATCAAACCTGCTAGGCTCAGGAAACTGGCTTGTATCACCGCCTTCGTAGGACACTATTTGATTGCTGCCACCAGATGGCGGGTTGTACGGGTTGTCAGTGATCTTATCAGCGCGAAAATGACCAATTGTCGCCGTCTCTGTCTTACCGTGTCCACCGAACCCAGCAAAACCATAGAATTCAAGGTGATCGAAGCTGCCTTGAATTGCGTAAATCAGATGTGAATTGAAAGAATTACCGAGGGTGACCCTTTCCCCTTTAATCTGCCAGTGGAAGTGGCCCAAGAAAGTCGAGGATCCCGTATCGTGGAAATGGACGCGGCCAAGGTTCATTCGTCCTTTCGGAATAAGCCTTGCACTCTGATCCGCCAGGTAGAAAGCTGACCAAGTGGCCGAGTTGGCCAACTCTATGTTTAGGCCAGCGCCGCCGCCATAGTCGGCTTGATTTATCAAAGGGCCTAGATTTCCTGGAATATTCCCGTCGATCTCAAATTCGTCCATGTTGAAATAGACGTCTTCTTCATCGGTAGACTCAATGCCTACCCAGTTGATCATCTGATCGACGTAATATTCAGGATCAGAAAAGTCGTAAGGCGGATTGGTTCTAAGGTGACGAATAGCGAACCCGTCTCTCAGCTTGATCTTGCCGTTGTAGACGGAGATGTTCACCGGATACTCGACGATGCCACTCTGCAAGATCTCTCTTGAATTGTGGTTCAGACGAGTGAAGCCGTAACGCCTCACTAAATTCGTTGCCCAGCAAAGAGCGTGCGAACCGTTGATATCGCCAGGGGGCGAGCCCATCCAACGGTAATGGAACTCTTCGCCGTCAGTCACACGCTCCCATCGCCTCGGGTTGCCTATTGTCTTGTACCTAAAAGTCGCCTGAGTCGCGCCGGCTTGAAGCATTCTCCCTTGAAGACGCCTACCTCGATCTTTGAATTCCCCACCCAAATAATCGAGCGCTCCTAGCGCCATGTCTATTTTTACAATCTGGCTAGGACTTGCGTCATTGGAGTCGGTGCGGTGGCCATGAAAGTGAATGTCGGAAACAGTAACCGGTCCCGAGGCTGCATCAATCTCCATCGACGCCGAACCCCAGGCGACGTTCGGCGCGAGTGTCACCAGGTTGTAAGCAGTCTGGGTTCGAGGAACGACAAGGGTTTGTTCAGCGCTCTCATCAGGAGGATAGTGAAAAACCAGAGCGCCGTCGCTGGCCAACCCACTGTTCGTAGCCTTAAAAAAGTCGTCTTCCGAAGACACGAATATGTGCTCGCCAGCAACAGGCTCGATAGCCAACAAATCAGCTATCGTTTCAACGACCACAGCCCCCGTAACATTCGCAGGTCCAGACGACGATGTCGTGAACACCCGAACAGAAGTTCCTTGAACGACCAGCGTCGCCATTTCCCCGTTAGGCAGAGAAGTTCCAAGAATATTCTGAGACGATCCAGTCTCATTGAGAACCGTTGTCACCCATGAACCCGTCCCGGATGATGGGGCAGAGAACACATTAACGCCGCTCTTCAGCTCAATCAGGGCATTCCTGTGCGCCGTCTCCAGCAACGTAACGGCACCACCGCTAAGCGGGACCGTCCGTGAAAACTCACCGAGGTCGACGTCTTCATCCGGAACAGTGATAACCCGCGTCTGACCGCTGCCAACCGCACCGACATCAAGGCGAGCAGTCTTGGTGTTGTCCAAAGGATCGCGCACAAGAGCTACGTTGTCATCGACAGGCAGAGAAACCCCAGGCCCACCACTGCTGCCCCCAGGAGCATTATTCAGAATAGAACCGGGCAACTGGCCAGTGCTATCAAGGATCGGCAACTGTCCAGCACCGAAGCCAGCATCAAGAAACGCAGCCGACCCCAGATTGGCAATCGCGTTTCGCTCAGCCGTGGTGATGAAGTTCAGACCCGAGGCTTGAATGCCAGCAATGATCTGAGCCAGAGACAGCCCACCACCACCGCCGCCAGTAACCGTCACATCGGTTAGAGTCAGTTGCGGATCGACATCATTGACAACGAAGATCCCAAATTCAGGAATACCGACAGACCGGCTAATTGCGAAAATCGTGTCGCTTGGTCTCAGGTTTCTCCTTCGCTCGAAATAGTTCGGCAAAGAAATCGTAGCGATCGGGTCAGTTTGTGAAACGTAGAGAAAAAGCGCAGGCTTCGCGCCGCCTATTTGATGGAAAGTCTTATCAGTATAGGGCACGGCGAACTCTCCTTAAGCGAACGGGCTTGCGCTTTGGTGCAGCCAAGGGCCGCCGCCATCGCGAGCAATGAGGTAGTAGTTATTGACGCCGTTGTCGCTCAATCCGACGTTGGGATGAGCCACGCCGAAGACGCCGATGTTATTGCCGTCGATCTCGATGTCAGGCTGGGCTTGAGATAAGCTTGATATCGCGTCCAGGCAATTTACCCGGTAGCCTTCACCCTTGAAGCGCACCGGCGGCCGAACGGTCCCGGCACTAGCTCCACGGATCTGCAGGTAGCCGACACAGCCACCACGGGCATCGATATGAGCGATGTCTTCACCAGCAGGCATTGGCGTGCTTTGCGGGCTCTCTGAATAGAATGCATCGACAACCGGCCCGATATGTTCTTTGCGGTTCTGACTTTCCACAGCATAGAGATGCAGTGCGGCAATCATCTGGTAGCTGTCAGATCGGCCGATATGCAAGTTTTCTGTGTTCGTTACCGAGATTCCGCAGCGTCCGGAATAGTGCGTCAGCTTGTCGATGGTCACACCATCAGGAGAGTATTCACCAGCGAAGTCTCCAGCGCCATGGACGTACATTGAGCCGCTGCCGTTACTGCTGCCATTGATCGCTCCACCACCGCTTGTGTTCGCCAGCTGGAAGCTCGTTCCGTTTCTGTTCACCACAAAATACTTTCGGAACCGAGTGAACCCGCCAGGCAGCGAACCACGCAAGCTGTGCGCCGTCACAAAGAGCGTCTGGCCGTTCCGGAAGGGGTTGGCGCCGTTCTGCACGGTAAAGCGATCAGAAGACGCAGAGAACGTTACACGCCGAACCCAAGGCAAGCTATCGGTCACACCGTAATGGCCGCCCTCAATCCACATCCTGTTGTAGGTCCAACCATAATGATTGCCGGTGTGATGGATGAAGCCACAGCCGTGATTGCCATGCTTTCCGGTGACGTTCACCACGCAGTGATCGACTTCGCCAAAGCTATGCATCCACGCTTGGTTTATGCCGGGATTCCCCGTCCCAGTGGGGACGAACGACCTTTCGTACGCAATGCAGCATGGGCCGACCGGCAGACCGGCCGTGGTGCACCGGTCAAATCCGTTCGTGAGGTCAGGAGATCCACTACCGGTGTTCAACACGAACCCGAGCTGTTGGTACTTATGAACTCGATTAAATCGATCCTGCACCGAAGCGCTTCCAGGATCAGTCACCCGGAATATGTCTTGCCCAGGCGTGCGATTGATCAGCGTCGCGCCGTGAGGATCAGACCCTTTGAAGTTGATCGCCTTGTTGTGCGGGACGTTCAATCGATTGACCGAGTACCGACCATCAGGAAAATAGCACGTGCCATCATTCGGCGTTTGGTCGATGGCAGATTGTATAGCCGCCGTATCATCCGTCGAACCATTCCCAGTCGCGCCGCCGACATCGATCACATTCACATAGCTGGATTCAACCGGCATTAAGACGCCTCCTCACCTGTATCTGAAAACGTAGGCGTACCGCCCGGGTTCGGATCAGGGAGCGCCAACAGGACCGTGATGTTTGTTGGCGGGTCGCCTTGGGAAAATCCGCTTGTGGTAATGGTTATCGTCGACGAACTTGAGCCAGCATCATTGGTTAGCGTGTAGGTGACGACCGAGACATCATCCACGGACGGAGGTACGAACTCGACGTTCTGGCCAACCGCGGTTGCAACGCCACCACCAGAAACCACGGCCACCCCGCTAACCACATGATCAGGATCGACCGTCACAGGAATCTGAATGACCGGGCCGTCTGTTTCTGCTTCTGCCGTAAGAGGCACCGCTACAGGAGCGATAAGACCAGGCGAACCCAGCAGCTCGACCGCCAATCCCTGCCAGCGCCCGGGGTTGCTCCAATCCGCTGCAAACGGAATGTTTGCCACAGTAGGAAGCTCTCTCGATTGCGTGATGTAGGAAATATCAGCAGTCTCAGAGGTGCCACCGGTGTTACCTTGGTTAACGAGGTCGAGACCACCACCAGCATTAAAAATAGACGGCGTTCCTCTATGCCCAAACTGGCCAAAGATCAGGCTATTTTCTTGGGTCGACTCAATGTCGAATGATCCGGTCGCTTTAGGCGAGCTCTGGTCATCATCGCGCGCCACAGCGCCAACGCCTTTGACATTGATCAGGTCAAAGACCTGGATGTATCGAGCGCCGACATTGTCAGCAGAATTCTGACCCACGAGGATAGGCTGCAAGTCAGACGGTGGATTCAACAGAAGATAGAATCGAATAACCGGAGACGTGCCAACCCCTTGGTTTACCGGCAGGCTCTCCCCAATAAGCGGGACATCCTGCACGATCCCATAATCTACCGTGATATCGTGGTCGATCTTGCCGACAGTGCTAAGCAATTTCGATTGCACAGCGATCAGCACAGCTGGATCAGGACCGCCAGCGCTTGTGTGATTGAGCGGGTCGACAGGATCATCTTGCGGCGTGTTCGATAGGAACGGCGTTGACTGCGCGACGATCGACGGCACAACCCCAGGCCCAGGTCCAGGCCCAGGTCCGGGATCGACCACGGAACCACCGAGCAAGCTCGCCAAATGTGAAGCTAAAGGGGACGCCATCTCTAAGCGGCCCCGTATACGCGGACATAGTCAAGAGCGATCACACCGGGAAAGACTGTGCTGGCATTCACAGGCCCAGGAAAATCAGCGTTCTCGCTCGCTCCAGTCTCCGGTGTGACAAGGATGTACCAATTGACCGAACCAGGCGCATTGAACTGAGGCACGGTCCTGACGAGCGCGTCATCAACGAACCAGTTGATAACTGTTGGCGTAACCTCGATCCCGTACCGGTGCCATTCAAGAAGATCTTGATGAGTGACGGGCAGGATCGTGATTGGGAACTGATCGCCGTGATCAGAGCCGGTCTGAAAATTGATGCTGTTGTGCGTTCTAACCAAGACCGGCCCGTTAGGGTCCGATAGGTTCGAGCCCACCACCTCGATCAGGTCAAGTTCACGCGCTTGCTCGCTTAAACCGGAGAACAGCCAGATCGATTGGTGCATGCCTGGAGTCAAGGCAGGAAACGCCGCCCGAATTTCCCAGAAGCCATATTCCTGCCTGAAAGACCGCTCGCTCGACAGCATCCCGCCGCCTTGCGGGAAGTTGAAGAATTGAGGCCGGTTGGCAGCAGGGATCTCAAAGGAGTTAATCAGCAGGATCGAGCCAGCCTGATTAAAAGGGAACAGCCCCAGCTCTTCGAAGCTGGACCCACCGCTACCGCGATACTCACCACGTCCTTTGATGCATTCATCATCATTGCCAGGCAGATGCCGCCCGTTGAACTCGATGAACTTGTCCGCCCACTTGGCACCGGTCCCCGCGACATCGCCGTCCTCGATATCCAGCGGCCCGTCGAAGTCATCGCTAAACACAAGCTCTAGACCGGCCGGCACCGACACCGATCGAACACGAGGTTGAGCTCTGCCCCTACGGACAGGCATTACTGCTGCCTAACCCATATGTCGCTTGATGCGGGCACGAAGAAAATAGAGAAAATCGCGCCAGCTACGATCACTAGATTGTCGTTAAACGGGTTGGTCACACCAGCACCGAGCACAAGCGTTAGATCGGTCGCAGCCTCACGCCGTCCAGTAATTAGCGTGCCGCCTGGCAAGGGATTGACACTCGCTTGGCTACCGCCAGTCGATCGAATCAGAAGATCTTTATCACTGGCATTGAACGTGAAGTCATCCGGCCGGATGCCTCCGTCGGCGAACAGACCAACCTCGGCTGATAGATCGTTGGCCTCAATACTGCCATCGATGAGCTCAGATGATCCAACGGTATTGGGGCCGAGTGACCCGCCGGCACCACCAGACGATCCATTCGATATCGCAGTGATACGCCCATCAGCATTGACGGTCAGGTTTGCGTTGGTAAACGATCCGGCGTCAGAGGGGTTAAGGGTATCGATCAGCTCAGCTTCGCCGATGCTGTTAGGGCCGACCGCCCCGCCGCCGCTACCAGACAGCTGCGCGCCGAGCTGGACAGGCGTGACCCCCTTGCCAGACAACACGTAGATGTCGGTGGAAACAGGCGTTCCGTTGATGTTCGATAGGATTTCCAGCTTGTCGTATTTATTGAACCGCTTGGCCGAAGCATCGAAGTAGCCAGGCGTCAGGATCTGGGCTTGAGTGTCCGCGCTACGGTAACGGAAGGTCCCGCCGCTTGGCACGTTCTCAGTCTGTACGAGATCGACATCTTTGAAAGCCACGGACAAACCACCTTCATGATGAAGGTCGAAGCACCGCAAAACAGCTATAGGATAGGATTATCGAGGAAGCAAGAACTGCTGACCGAACTGTTCTTCCATGCGCCGCTCTCGCCGAGCTCCAACACCAGGCGACATAGCTTCCTCGATGTGCCTCAGAACCAAATAATCCAGCGCTGCTCGCAAGTAAAAAATGTTTGCACCGGGCACATTTTGAATAAACTGGCGGAACCAATCGGCCCCTTTCGATTCGCCATCTCGCAAGAGCATTAAGTTTTCCAAAAGCGTCGCGGCCTCGCCTAGCGCCGGACCCGCGACAGTCTCTAGAGGAGCATTTCCGAACCTGTTGGCATGGCCGAACATGAAGTCTCCGAAGATGCCAAGACCGCCTCCCTGCATAAGCGCTGCCAGCCAGGTAGCCTCGCGTGTCGGATCACGAGCCGTTCGTCCCTTGGTTACATCTTTCATGGTCATCGCGACATAGCCAGCGAGCGTCATGGCTGCGAGCATGAAGCCAACCTGCCCGAAGTCAGTGCGGGCGAGAGCACCTTCTCTCTTCTTGATACCGCCTTGAAAGCCACGGCCGAGCACCTTCCTCGTGAAGCCAGCCGGGAAGCCCTTAAGCTGCATGACGAAGCGGACGATCTCACCAACGAACGTCCCCGGCTTGGTCCCGGCATTGGTGATCATCCTGTCCGCATCTTCTAGGTTGAGCACGCCGAACTCGGCCTCATCGACCAGGTAGCCACGAAGTTGCGCTTCGAGGTCGCGCCGGCCTTGCGCCCTGATCTGACCCTCGCGCGTCGCCAGGTTATCGTCTTCAAGGTGCTTCCTGGACGTCGCCAGGTCATCGGCTATCAGCTTATCTATGTCCGCGTCCGACACATCACGCGCCAGCTCAGGCACCATGAACGTTTTGCCGTTGCCATCGGTCTTGACCATCTTTCTGGCGACCGACCAGACATTCTCATCAATGCCGTGAAGGCCCAGGAGATGTTGGAACTTGGGCGGCAATCCGCCCCAATCATGCTTGGTGTTATCCGCGAAGTGCTGGCTGCTGATCACCTGGAATGCCGAGCGCCGGCTGATCGTCCAACCGGTCATCCCCGTCCAGCGGAAGAACATTTCTACCGCCGCGGCCGTCCGACCAGGCACCAAATCATCAGCCAGGTAACGAGCGTTGATTTCACCAAACACTTGTTCAAAGCCAGTCTCGACCAGTGCAGACACCTCAGATTGTTCGACGGCGCTTCGCCCTTTAAATCCAGCCTTAATCGCTGTCCCCAAAGCAGAACCCGCTCCCTTCCCCTGAAAGCGCAGCTCAGCAGCCATGCTGGCTACGTCAGTCGGAACCGCTGACAGCGTCGCGGCGCCGAGCTTCGCCATCGATATCCAAGATCGAACAGCTTGAGTGCGCTTCGCCCAGACGCTTGATCCAGGAGAGATCGTATCACCAGAGACTTGAGCGAAGGCGTTGGCGATCCGGCTAGACGTCGGGTTGTCCAGGTTCGCCCCGAGCGCATCCATGCGCGCCTTCTTCTGTTCGCCGTCCAGCGTGTCATCATCGCGCACACGGCGCGTGCGCTCTTCGATAAACGACGTCATCATGTTCTTGGGGTTTGGCCCCATGGTTTCCATGAGTGACACCGTGCGCGCCGATTGGTGTAGATGGTTCATCGCGGCCGTCACAGCATTGCCATGTCCGAAATCCGCTTGATACTTCATCCAACCATCAGATCCAGAGAAGTGCAGGACACGATGCTGGTTGAGCTGATCTGCTATGTTCGCTGGCGATGTCCGGCCCGTCTCTTCCTTTCCCGTAAGCTCCCGGTCGCGGCCGGTCACGATGTTCTGATAAATCTCCTCCCAGGCACGATCAAGAGACTTGCCCGACCTATTGCCGAAGGTCCTCGGCATATCAATCAAAGGTTCAGTCTGCGCTCTCCATTGCTTGAATCCCTTCTTCGAAACCTTCACCCCGTCGTGATGTTGCGGGATATAGCCGTTCAGCTCGATCTTGCCGATGAAGGCCCCAGCATCATTCATCCGAAGGCGAGCCATCTCCATATAGCGAGCGAGCAGATCAGCCAGGTACTCAGCATCCTTGTTGCCAGTGATGCCCTTCTTTCCCTTCGGCTTGATCTGCCACATCTCAGCAGCAACATCGCTCATCAGAGCCGGGTTGCCTTTGGTGATCAGTTTCGCCAAATGCGGCTTGTCGCGCTTCATCTCGCGCCACATGCCGTCCATCCACTCGTCCTCGATCGCCACCCGCCGGCCATGCACCGACTTCCGAGCGTTCGCCATGCCTTTGACCGAACCGACAAGGAACGTCTGGATAGCTTTCCGCTCGTCCATCCCTTCGCTCATCAGCCCGTCGACGTGGTTGTGCAAGCGACGTCTGACCATGATGTTCAAGGCTTCCTGCTTCCGCTTCTGTGCAGCAAGCTTTTTCATCTTGTCCGCCTCGTTGTTGGCGAACTCCCTTACCTTGTCATCGATCGAAGCCGATCGGCGCTCGAACTTCTTTTGGTCGCGGAATTCCTTGACGCGATCGGCGATCTGCCGAGCGTCCGTCTTGCTTATTCCAATTTCATCGGACGCGTCGACGATGCAGTCTTCAAGCCTAGCCATGGCGCAGCACACACCCTGCTAGAGTTTCGTAGCCTTCCGCATACTTTTCCATCTGATCGGCGTTGTCGTTGGCGTTGTCCAACAAAGCCACCTCCTCTTCGCTAAGCTCGCCTAGCGATCTCATCGATGCGATTTCCGCCAAGACAGCATCATCATCTTTCACGTCGGGAAGATCGGAAGCGTCGTCATTGGCCGCCGATTGCCGGCCATGAACCGATTGAGAAGCCTCGTCAAAAAACGGGATATCCTCAATGTCAGGCTGGCGTTCCACCGACGTGTCAATGTCCACCTCACCTCGTAGCGAAACTTCCGCGGGATCATCCGAAAGATCAGTATCGTCAACAACACGACCAGGCGCCCCATCCGATCCATTCGCCACCTCCCTATCCCTTGCCGCATTCTCCGCGATGATGTCGGCTTCGTCTCTTTGCTGACGCAGTCGTTCCAATACCCCGAAGTCATTCTCTGAGAACACCCGGCCTTCCAGATCGCCATCGGCGGCCAGCGTCCGGTCGATCGCTTCCAACAGATCGTCAGGCGTCGGGCGATCGGCCTTGCCAGGGAAGTAACCAGCTTCCCATGCTTTCAACGTGGCATTCTCCAGCGTCATGCCGTCGCTATCATCGACCAGGCGTCCATAGGTCGCCTCGCGACCGACAAAGTCAATTTCCGTCCGGCCCGTCGTCGTTTGCTTTAGATCACGCGACTTGAGCTCGCCACCGCTATCCTTGAGGCCTTGGTTGGCGCGGATAAAGGTGACGATGTCCATGGGCCCCTTGTGCGTAACCTGCTTTCCCTTGCGCGTCAGCACTTGGGTTGATGGCAGATCGATTTCTTCAGCCAGCTTGTCTCCAGAGATGCGATCGGCCGACTGCTTCAGCCTAGCCGACAAATCAGCCTCAGCGGCCACAGGAGCCTCAACAGTGGCCGATGGCTCTTCCGGACGCCTATCAGCAGACGGCGGACGTCGCCGCAGCTGCGCACCATCCCTGACGCGCGCTATATCGTCCTTGACCAGGTCGCGGACATCAACAGGATCACCATCGGTGAGGTCTTCAGCTGCAGCCGAAAGAGCATCAATCTGCGTCTTGGCGCCGCTCGATCGCAAAGCCTTCGCAGCCTTGCGCTTGGCCAGCACCCCAGAACCAGCGCCGAAGGCACCGCCGAGCAAAGCGCCGAAAGCGATATCCATCGCTACGTCGGTCGCCGTGACGTCGCCACCCTTCTTGTTGATGTTCATCGCAATGAAAGGCGAGACTAGCGCCGTTCCGATCGCCCCTTCAGCAACGCCCACAGCCGCTCGACCGCCGATCACCCCGAGACGCGTCGCGGCCACACCACGAGCGCCTGGCCCAAGGATCGGCACGTAATTGATAGGATCAGGAGCCGAGCCTACCAGTGAAGCGCCGAACCCAGCCAAAGCTCGACCGACACCGCCAGGAGATCTCTCGAAAAGGCTTTCCCGGTATTTTCTCTTCTCAACAATTTCCGCCAGCGCTTCCGCCCGATCAGGCGTCATGCGTTGATCCCACTCGATTCCCTCGCGAAAGTGGGGTGAGGCCTCGTACTCGTCTTTCGTCATGAATCCTTCGCGTTTGCCCACGATAGGATTGCGAAGTTGCGGAAGTATGCCTTCGCGATTGACAAACTGATCAAGGAGAGAACCCGTCCGCGGCGCGGCATCAAGCCGCGCGTCTTCTGCCAGCTGTTCAATAGTGGTGAAATCTAAGGCCTCACCGACACGCTGCGAAAGTTCTTCGCCGAGAGGGGTCTCTCTTAGAGCCGATCGCCTTGCTACCGATGATGTCGACTGGGCGGGGGGATCAGGGAAGTTAAGCAAGGCCTACTCCTCTAAGGCTCGAAGAGCATCCTCAAATCGAACCCGGTAGGGCGTACCATCTGGCTTGGCGATCACAGCCCCCTGGACAGGGTCGACCAGCACAGCGCCGCCATTGCCATTCACCCAGACGCCATCATCTTGCATATCGCTGACATACTCATCGAACATCATGTCACCCTGAGCTTCACCATACTGCGCATGAAAGACCGGACGCTGAAACTCCAGAGCTTCAGGCATCGCACGCTGTCTGATCGCGCGAAGACCATCGGCGATGTCATCCACGTCACCCACCGACGGCTCAACGAACAGCACTGCATCGTCATCGTTCACAGTCTGGTAATCTCCGAACATGTCCTCATAAGCCGAGCTGCCCGAATTCGAGAACCAGCCCTTGCCTCGTCCAGACGCCGCATAGCCGACAGCCATCTTCTGGGTTGCTTCGCTCATCTGAGCCATGAATTTCAGACGCGACGCATCACTCGACAGGATATCCGATTGCTGCAGCAGGACCTCACCTATACCATTATTGAAGCTGCTGGTTGCCGCATCCTTCGCAGCCTTCTTGACGTCGTTATCGATCGGCAAGCTCTTCTCGTCGATTTCCATAGCCTGCAACAAACGGCGAGCGGCCGGCAAATTCTTCTCCGATCGGCCGAGCATGTCAGCTGCGATGTCCAGGCCAGGCGCCACATCTTCTTTCAGAAACACGTCCTGCACTTGCCTGAAACCGTCGCGGCCCAACTGCCCTTGCATGCCGGACATCCATTCAATTTTCTCATCGGCCGGCAGAGAGTCGACGAACTCAGTCAGCTGGGCAACCTCAGGCTCAGTCAAGATATTCGCGCGCTCGACCCCCATCACTTGGGCTGCAGTGCCAGCCCGCTCTATCCTATGCCCCCATGATGCCGGGTTGCCATAGTCGATAGGCTCTAGCTCGATCACCCCATGGTCTGTTGCGTACTCCAGCACCTTGTCTGACTGCACCGCCTTATTGGCTTCAGCTGTGACCGGACCAAGCGCCTCGATCACCTCAAGGCTGGCAGCGGTCTGAGGCTGCGACGTGATTTGCCGCATCATCTCGATCTGCTGACCGACCGGCAACAAAGCATGCTCTTGCCGAGCATCCGCTACCTGCATGTGAAAATCCAGCTCAGCACCCAGATCAGTTCCAGAGACGGCTCTTCTAAGCTTGTCGATATCCCGGTATTCGTAACCAGCCTTCATCACGTCAGAAGCGGCCTTGACCTGCTTCTCCAGGATACGGGACCGCTCATTGCTCTGAGCTTTTTGCTCAGCTACGCGACGCTTTATCTCAGCTTTTGATTGGTTGATCAGCTTGAGCTTGGAAGCTGGCGTGATGTCGTCATCGTAATTGCCATCGTTCAGCTCATCTATCACGTCGTGAGGATCTTCAGTCACGCGCGTCGATAACGCCGACATCACCGCTTGATCAGCCCAGCTTTGCTTGACCTGCGTCTTCTCTTCAGGCGTCAGGAACTCGGCAGCGTCTATCAGCTGATCGCCTTGAGCCCGAACATCATCGAGCATCTCAGGACGGGATACGATAGGTGTCAGCAGGTTGCCCAGCGAACTGTCAATGGTATCACGCCGATGCGACGCCATCCTTGTGGCTTCGGCTTCGCGAGCAGACGCCTCAGTGCGAAATCGCATCCTAAGCAAATCTTGCTCGACAGACGCGGCTAGTTCCGGATCATCGATCCCTTCTAGATACTTCTCTTGCGCGCCCTGGATCCCGAGGGCGGCGCCAGCGGACAGCCCGGAGCCACCAGGCCCAGCCTCTTGCCCAGCCTTCTGCAAGATGCCTTCGTATTCCGCGGCAGCCTCACCAGCGATCCTTATACGCTCAGTCGCGCGCTCGCGCCGTGCGGCATCCTCTAGAGCCTTCTCCTGCTTTCTCTTCTCTTCAGCAGATACCCGCTCGCGCTCCACACGCTCTTTCCGCGCGGTATGGGCTTGGTCCTGGATGACCTGTCCGGCTTGCTGAAAAGCGAATTTACTCGCCGAGCCTGCAAGGTTTTGACCAGCGGCGGCCGTCCGGCCAAACGATCCGGGGTTTACCCGCGTTGCACCGACACCGCCAGATAGAGCACGATTGCCGATATCTGGGAACCTAGCGACCATCAGGCGTTCCTTGCTCTCTGCGACGACCCGAACATCGACAGCAGCGACATCCCCGTCTCGAAGTTCCTCTGTTTGCGCCGAAGCTTCGAAGAGCCCTTGATGTCTTGGGCTTCAAGGCGGTCAAGGCTCCCTTGGAACCGAGCCTGATCAGCAGCCCTTTGGCCATTCTCGCGAATGATCAAGGCATCCAGTTCAACTCGACCAGCTGTCTCCGCGATCAAATCAGTAGGCTGCCCTGCAAACGTAAATCCGGATCCGGCTACCTGAGCCCGCTGCTGGCCCATCACGCGACGACCCAGCCGGCGGCTTTCCTTCTCCTGCCGTCTCGTCTCACGCCCAATCTGGACCGCTTGCTCTTCCTGCAGCTGTGCGTTGAATATCGACAGCCCAGCTTGCCGCTTCGACTCGATCTTATCGAGCTTGTTCTGCTTAAACGAAGAGAACGCGGCCGTGGCCCCAAGAGCGAAGAGCATAGGGTAGGACATATCTATGCAGCCGATGTGTGGATTGTTGGCGCCAGAGCCAAGATGTAAGCCGGCCCAGATCCAGAGCCCTTGATGATGATGCGAGGATCACGATTACCATCAAACCCAGTCTCAGGCGTCAGCTTGAAATCACCTTCCAGAAGCTCTCCGAACTCATCGAATAAATCTTGATCCATCACATCGTAGACCTGGAATAGCCGGTCATCAGAATCGCCGATCTTGAAGCCAGTGGTATCGACAATAGACGCCACGATATCGACGATCTTTCTCCTTTTCCCAACAGCGGTCCCAATCTGGGAACCATGATCGAGGCGATGCCCCCTTATCTCCCAATCGATTGCGAGACCAACCTGAAGCTTCGAGACCGTGCCTAGGCCAGCAAGGCTTATCTCACCGAAGGCATTGACCACTTGCCTCGGCCGGTCTCGACCATCGGCCCAGACAGCAATTTCCTGATTTGCCAGACGCTGCAATCCGCCGACCGTGCCGCCTGTTGGATTTGTGATCGTCACCAGCAGGTCAAGGAAGTAGGCATCATCTAGAGAATGGCGTTCCGACCGCCAGTCTCTTTCCATAACGCCGACGTATCGGCCATTGTCATTGGAGATGATAGCCCATAGCTCATCGCGATCCTCACTGACACCGGCCCCAGGTATCGTCGCGATGCTCTCAACCTTCGCGCCCCGAAGATCATGGCGACACCAGCCAATGGTGTTTTCAACCCGATCGAACAGCATCGATCGAAGCTCGCCCTTCTCAGTCACAATCCATAACGTCTTGTTGGGTTGATCCTGCCATGCCATGTCCACAATTCCATCCGACAATATGTCTTCTGCCAAGACGTTCAAATCAGGACTATCGAATGACTCGAATTCAAAGCTAAAGCTCAGCTCATGAAGTTTGCGATTTGACCGACGAGGAAACAGCACCGACGAGCTCGCCACGATCGCTGGTATCGTCGAGCACCTCGTAGAGTTGACGTGCACAGCTGATATGTTCCGTGGCGTGAACCCAGACCCTTCAGGCGCGCTGACGCGAAACACACCGCCGTCAGTGCCGAAGAACAGCGAGTCTTTAAACACCGCCCACTGAATGGTATTGACCGACCCCTCGCTGCTATCGAGCGTCCGGTTAATCGGATCCTCATCCTCTGTTTCTTGAGCCAAACCAGGACCTTCGAAATTCTCGAAGTCGCCAGCAGCTGTCATCCAGAAAGTCGATGGCTGCTTCTTGGTCGATGCCCACACCGCGCGCTGATCAGCGAACGTAACCACGCTGGGATAACCGTCCTTTTCAGACCACGCAGGACCGGCCCACACCGAAGTTCCGCCAGGCTGCGTTGCGCTAAGAGGCAGCACCGCATCGCCCACGACCTCACCAGTAGCCGACACCTGATTGGCGACGGCTGTGATCCGAACGAACCCGTGACCATTGTTCCGGAACCGGTAATCATTGCCCGTCCCGTCGACACCGTCATTCTGAGTGCCGAAGGCGTGACCCGGAGCGATGACACCATTTGGCGTCGTGCCACCATTGCTCTTTTGATAGACTCGTCCATTCGATTGACGAAGACCGGTTACCGACACGTCATCTTCTGCGACCCAAAACGCGGTATTCAAGAATCCGGACGACTCGCTTATGCGAAAAACAGAGCCGACATGTCCCTGATCGAAGACATCCGCGCCAGTACCGGCCGCCGTGAGCGTGATAACGCCATTGGTCCCGCTGGCCCTGATCGAAATCTCTTGATCGCTATTGTCAGATTGAAGAGGCCCACCAACAAAATCGACCTCGCTAAGAATCCAGTTGGTGTTAGTGATCCGCTCCAGCTTATGAGGCGGAAAGTCAGGATGCGCGAAATAAACCAGATCAGCCGACTGCGCCCAATCCAGCAGGAAAGGATCAGTGTCCACCCATGGCGTTGCGACCTCAACCGCTGCCGTTCCATTTACCAGCTGGCCAAGGTCAGCAAAGAACCGAAGATAGCCGTTGCCGACCTCCATGATGTAGGCCTGGCTTGTGTTAAACTGAAAATCAACCAGACGAACTTTATCACCGGTCCCCTTGGTGTCTTGCGTGTAACGGAAGCCAGGACGCCTCATCAAACCGCCAGTGGGCAGCAGGATCACGTTGCGCATAACCTCGCCATATGTTCCGGCCACATCCGACTGGGTCCTTGCCAAAGCGATCTTCGAGATCTCGCCACCAACAAAACTATCGATCATGGGGCTGACGCGAGGCATGGGTGCTCTCTAAGGCAAGATGTTGCGGCTGGAAAAACCAGGCCCGCCGTTGCGAACCGTATCCCAGGAGAAGGGGCCGATCGACTGCACAGGCCCTTGCCGGCTATCCAGCGTCTTGGCTTTGCTCAGTCTCTTTCGGTAAATCTCGTCGACGTTGCCGAGCTTGCTTTGCAGCTCAGTGATATTGATCACCACTTCCTTGGCGAGCGCCGCAGCGAGCGCCCTAGCCGCGGTCTCTGGGAACGTCTCGACACCGACATCGACCAGATATCGAATGAAGATGTTCTCCTCATCGGTGAGGATCTGCGCACCCTCTTGCTCGTGAGGCACGCTGTCAGGAGGGCAGTCGTACCGATACAGAGCCTCGTCCCAGACGTTCACCACCCTCAACGCGTCAGGAGGCTTGTCATAGGCGTACTTCCAACCGAAGGCCGGCGGCGTGGCGTTCCTGGATAGTTGCGTTCGCCTCATCGCGAAGTTCCACGTGAACCCTTCAATGAAAGCCTTGCGCACCGAATCAAAGAATCGATTGAGGCGAACCTCTTGAATGGCGCCGCCTGTAGGTGCCCCGCTCAGAAATTTCAGCGGACTATCACCGATCAACACCAGCGCTTGGTTGTAGACTTCAAGTTGCGTCGCCATGGACAATCCTTCGATAAACTAAACCCCGACGCTCGATTGAACGCCGGGGTCCAGCTACCCTCTAGGGCCAAAGTTGCGATGCCTCGACCACTATTGGATCTCGCTTACGAAGCCGCGGCCAACAGCAACACTTCCGCCGTCTTCGTCGTCGGGTTGACCGTCTGCGTCACCAGGCGAGTATTCATCGCTGGCGTACCGCCGGTGGAAGAGATGACCTCAATCACCGCGAACTTGTCGCCGTTCGCACCGCCCAACTCTCGAAACGCTTCGTTGAAATAACCAGGCGCACTCACGGCAGCGATCGTGTCCACCGTCTGATATCTGAACGACCGGTTACGACCACCGGAATGAACCTCTTCGAGGTCCTTCTTGACCAATGCCATGGTTAGGCTGCCTTTCCTTGCTTGACGTCAGATTGACCAGACGTACCAGCAGCGGACTTCGGCACCTTCAAGATTTGGGAGATCAGCATCAGGTAGGGAGCGTTGGTCCCGACCTCCAAATCATAGACCCGAGCCTTGAACCAACCATCGCGGCATTCAACATCGATCGTATCGAACTTACGCAAATTCACCCGCTGTTTGTTCCAGTTGGCGAAAAAGCCCGGCTCGATGATCGCCTTAGCCGTGGCGTTCAAGTCGCAATATCGCCAGGCTGTAAAAATACCTTCCTTCGAAGGAGCCTCATAAAGCCGGTTGATATTGTTGCCCGAGAAACTGGCCGAAGCCGCTGCTGCGCCGTCAGTCATACTAACTCCTTTGGTTAAGCGATCGGCTCTAACAGGTCGATCAGCACAATCCCTTCGTCGTCGATTACGCAGGAACCCATGCTCATCGAGTTCGAAACGAAGTGCGAAGCCCGGTCGCCGTGCCAGGTGATATCGGACTTAACTTCTTGACCGATGGCATGGCCGACCGCCGACTTGTGGTACATCACGGCAGTCGCCGTGGTGCCGACTTGGCGGAGACCCGAATGCTCGTACCAATTCACGCCAGACCAGCCGTCGACCTGATACCCCATCTGCTTCAGAGGATTACCGCCGACATAATCTTGCGACGTGAACTCTTCGATGTTGAACAGATCGACATAAGCCGTCGGAGGTAGCGCACAGAAGATCTGGCCATCGAGCTTAACGTCCTTGCGCAAAAGCTTCGCAAGCGCCGTGTTGATCTTCGCTCGCGTCAGGCCGACGCCCCCGATGGGCACCAGGTCAGTACCTTGATAGAGCGACTGTAGGATAAGATCGTCAGTCGTGCGGCCGAGAGCATAGGCGCCGGCATCGGAGAGTATCTGGCGCTCGTCGATGTTGGTCTTCATCTCATCGAGCATGTCAGACCAGTCCGAGGCATAGAAATCCGTAAGGAAGCAATCGACGTTGCTATGCCCGAGGTTCATCACCGAAATCTGGGAATTCGGCCCCTTGGTGGTCGCCGTGCCCTTGCCGACCTTCTGGAAACGAGTCTTCTCGCCTTTGATGTTGTTCTTCGTCCGCACAGTGCCACGGATCAGCGAACCCATCCGCTGATAGGCATGGTGCACTTCGACTTCGAATTGGCTGATAAACGCTTGGTCTATGCTGGTAGACATCTGCAGCTACTCCCACTTGGATACGCGTTAACTTGCGAGGTCCTAGCGGGTATCCGGCAGATGCCAGAGCGCTTGCGATTAGGTGCTTTTGGAGCCGCTCATCGCGGGGTGTCCTACACCTAATATCACCACGGACGTAAATTCATCCCGGTCATTTAGCCTAATTCGCGAATTTTTGTCAAACTATGGGTTGAAGGTGATCCGTGACGGCGCAACCTTCACGGATCACCAACACCCTAAGCCCGCAGGAGGCTGAGGGATCTCTAACGAGGAGCAGGAGCGTTGCGCCCGATCAGCATATTGCCCCCAGGTTTCTTGCTGGCGTTGATCCGGGCAATCTCGTTGTATTCACCGACACGACGCTTGTGCTCTGGATGCGCGACGTTTTTGATCGCATCGAAATGCTTGCTGTAATATTCGCGAACGGTATCGTCTGTGATCTCAGCATCCACCGACACGCGCGCCGGCGGCGTCAGATGGTCCTCACTGACCGAGCGCTTGATCAGGCTCATGAACTCGATAAAAGTCGGATCGTTACCGAGCGCCCGACCGTTCGCCAACTCCATATTCTCCAAGGCCTTCTTGAGAGGAGGCGATATCCTCGACATAAGGCGTTCGGTTTCAGCCATCTCAGCTGCGAAGTCGTTGCCGAACTTCTTGCGCAGCTCCAGCTCAGCCTCATCAGCTTGAGTCTTCAGCAAAGCTTGGTGAGCACGCTCGCTTTCGAAGTGCAGGTCGAACATCTTGTCGAGAGCGGACTGCACCACGGGACCAGGCGCGCCCCTCTCATGCATTGCTTTGGTCATCTCGACCGCAACATTACCAAGCTCTTCGCTCAGATCATCCGGAATAGCCAGCTCGTAGTCTTCAAACTTATCAGGAACGCCGATCTTGTTACGGAATTCGGCAATCTCATCGGCATTCGAATACTTGTCCGGTATCGGGACACGCTTGCTCAACGCTTTGTATTGCTCGTCCAGAGCCCGATAGACTTCAAGCTGGGATGGATAGCGAGATGCAATCGGCCGATATTCTTCCGGCACAGTTGCAAGGTGAGCTTTCCAATCATCACCGGAGAGCATGCCAGGGACCGGCTGTCCCTTCTCATCGACGATCACGCCGTCTTCATCACCAGCCTTTTCATTGCCGGCATCTTCACCGGCCTTTCCTAGCAAGGTCTGTGACAGCCCCTCATCAGCTTTGACCTCAGTTGAGGTGTCATCTCCGGCGGCAGCATCTTCGCCTTCACCAGCCTCGATCGTCTCGCTATCGCTCATGCGCCATTGTTCCTAGTGGGTTAAGCCTGATGGAATTCGCAGTTGTCGGTGTCACCAATCCGACAAGGGACTGTTCCAGCTACCACACAAGACGATTCAGAAACCGACGTGGTGCCGTCTTGGTTGGCGACGAATGTGACCGTCCGCACCACCGCGTTGCGCCCGCACTGCATCGCCAGGGTAATCGTGTTCGATGGACCATGCGCGGATTGAGACACCACCATCCAAGGCGCTCTAACTTTAAAATTGGCGAGACCAGGCGGAGGCGTCATTGCAGCACCAGCCCGCGCACCTTGCGCGTTGACCAAGGCCTGCAGCCTTCGATCGTAATCAGCAGAATGTTCTTGCATCTTGCTTTGAATAAATCCGGCATAGTCCGGCATCGGAATAGCTTGGATAGCAGCCGACACCTTTTCATCGACCATCGCCTCAGTGACCGCCGGAGCCTTCTTGGCCGCCGTTCTCCTCTTCGTCGTCTTAGCCGTCATCGGAAGGTAACTCCTTTGCCTCTTTCACTTCAGGTGGATGTGCCAGGATATTGACGATCGTCTGGCCTATCTCGGCACGTGCGGCGATGCCGTGTAGCTGATGACCTTCCAGCTTCTCCGGAACCTTCTGGTGCCACCAGCCGGTTTGATCGAGCAGGTAAGCCAGCACACGCATAGCCGCGGGGCTTTCATTGTCGAAGACTGCTTTGAAGTCGGCATAGATGCGATCAGGGTCTGACACATCTAGCTTCTTCAGTGCGATGATATCGAGGATCATGCTATCGCCTGTTGCGCCTTTCCGATTTGCTCAGTCACAGCCGCATCGTCCGCGCGCTCCTGGACCTCTTGCTGCTGTGCCTGCTGTTCAGCACGTTGCTCCCTCGTAGCCGCGACTTCATCATCAGACCGCAGCCAATTCTCTGGACCAACCTTGAGCGTCGCCTCTGTGATTGCGTCAAAGTTTGCCTTATCGAGCGCTTCCGGACTGAATTGCGCGATAGCACCGAGACGATCCACGACAATAGAAGCCCGCTCAGCATCGATCTCTTCCTGAATACGCTGAATTGGCGAAGTGAACTTGTAGTCGATAGGCCGGTCTCGAAGATCTTCCGGCATCTCTTCGATGAGATCGAGCCGCTGGCGGAACATCAAGCCCACGGAACGCTCAGTCAGCTTAAGATTGAGCTCAGTCTCCAGCCTGCCAAACGTAGGACCGAGGATCTTGATCTTGTCCTCGTGGCGCCGAATGACCTCAGTTGCCGTCATCTGAGGCCCATCTTCAGGCAATGAGATCAGATCTCGAAAAAACGACAGCCAGATCGAATTCTCAGTATCAACGACCATCTCGCGAGTGATAGGGATCGAGCCGCCGATGTTCAGAGCCTCAATAGGAATGCGGCCAAGATCTCTAAAAGTCTCCATGTCAAACAGAAGGCGAGCAGCTGGCGCAATCCGGTTGATGTCGACACCCTCATTGGGAGCGATCACCGGAGGTAGCGCTGCAAGCTGACCGGCCTGCAGCAAAGCCTTGCGCTGCTGCATCAGCATATTTGCGTCGGGGAGAACCATCATTCCCGGACCCCAGCCGTAGTTCTCCCCTGAGATCGTCCGCCAGCGCGGGGTTATGTAGGGGCTCTCTTCGAAGCCCCCTTCCGATATCCGATGATTGGCTTTCGGTTCGTACCACGACGATTCGAAAGGCATGTTGCGAGAGTCGATCGCATCGAATTTTCGATCAAGCCGAGGCTTCACCACGTGTAGGAGCTCGATGGGCTCATCAAACTTCTCGTTTGCCAAAAGGTCTTGCGTGTCTCGCGATAGCAACCCTGGCTTAAACTTCCGCGCAGCATGCAGCGCAGTAACCGGCCACTTGACGAAGTTCTGATCAACGTTGTTGTCCGGCCCGACATCGACCCACACGTTGCTCAGATGCAGCCCCTGGAAGTGGCACCCGCTACCAGAACGATGCTGATCGCAGATCGCAGCGCCCATGCCGAACGGCACCAGGCTACCGAATATCTCTCCCTTGGTCGCCTGGAAGTTCGCAGACGGCGCGTAGATGAACTGCTGCGCGGCCGTGTTCACCTTATCCAGCCAGGAGGCAACGTCATGCCTCTTGTCCAGCTCCTCATCACCGCTAGAGATCTTGATCCAGTTCTGGCCACCAGGCATCAGCATTGATTCGACCGACGCAGCAAGTCGATCGGCAGCCATCGCCGGCACATTCGAATAAGTATCGACTGTCCGGTCTGTTCCCATCGTCAGCTTCGTCTGAAAGCCGATCTGGTATTGAGACATCACCCGAGCGATATTCTCTCGAAGGCTGTCAATCGGCTTTCGATCAGATTGAAGCGAACGATATCTAGAGACTTCCTTTTCGACTTCTCGATCAATCAAAGGAAGCCGCCCCTAGAAACATTGGGAGACGTAAGGCCGCCAGCGCCGCCGGCATTTCGGATAGACGCGAAGCGCCCTTGCCGTCTTCGCTGATTTTGCTTCGTCAGACGCTTAGCCGTCGCTATCGGGTCCTCGAAAGCCGTCGTCTCATCTTCGCTCAACGCATCAGTGAGCGTGTCGAAATTCTTCTGTTCCTGAGCAAGGATCGCAGCTTGAGCAGCAGCCTGCTTTTTCGCGTTCTTCTTCGCGACATGAGCAGTCGCTCGACCACCAGCGAGAGCAGCACCGGCTTGCGCACCAGCGACACCACCAACCACAAAGCCACCAACAGCCCCAACAGCCGTGGCCGCTTCCGGGTTGTTTTTCAGATAATCGTCAGTCCCAATGACTGCATCACGATGCGCAGCCCGAACCACTTCCGCGGAACTCAGCGCCAGGCTACCAGACTTCGCATGTTGGAATGCTTTTCCGACCTTACCCTTGCTCAAGGCCTTCAGGCTTTTGCCCGTTTGTTTGAACGGGTTCTTGAAATTGTTGGATACGGCCTTCTTGATCTTCTTGAAAAAGCCCATTGAGACAACTCCGCGAACCCAAGGTTGATCACGGAATCGTCTCTACCACGTTAGGGTTGGGCTGGCAAATAGGTGGCCGCTTATACTGACGTACATCCCTCGCAAAGTCGGATCAGCTCAGCTCCAATAGCTTTCCAGAAATCATAAGCACCACCACCATCTAAGCACATAGCTTCTCTGTCATTTTGCTGTCACCTTGTTCGCCAGCGGCCAGTCGCTCATCGACACCTTGCCATCGGTCATTATGTGAATCTTGACCACATGGCTAAGATAGATATCACTCCTGCCATTAATAGCCCGACCCAACGTCCATCGAGAGATGCCAACGGCTTTAGCCACTCTCTCGATTGTCACCAAACGACCGTTCAAACGCTCGTGGTGAATCCACTCTTTCAGCTCCATACACCTGGTGGTAGCGCCCCATTGTGTGTTTTGTCAATCACACATTGAAGGTTGACCTAATGCTACATGATAGGATACCAAACCACCTCATCTATCAACCACAGCGATCAACCGGAGAACATTTATGAACATCGAGAAACTCGCAACCATCCTATCGACCTTGTCCGAACTTTCGGACAAGGATGAGACATCCGCAACCGACTATAGCCAAGACCAAGCCTTCATCGGGAAGCATGTAGTCCGCTGCCGAGACGCTGGAGTACACGCAGGCATTCTGAGGTCTTACAAAGACAGGCAGTGCACACTCATCAAGTCTCGGCGCCTTTGGTACTGGAAAAACACCGAAAACAATATGTATTTGTCAGGTATTGCGAACCACGGCCTCCATAAAGACAGCAAAATCTCAGAAGAGGTCGACATCATCATGCTAACAGAAAACTGTGAAATTCTACCGACTTCAAAGAAGTCTCAACAATCAATTGAATTATTTCCAGTGGCCACAAAAAATGCCGCACACCAAGGCGACGGCTCCGGCGACGGCTCCGGCGACGGCTCCGGCTCCGGCGACGGCTCCGGCTCCGGCTACGGCCACGGCTACGGCTACGGCGACGGCTACGGCGACGGCTACGGCTACGGCTCCGGCTACGGCTACGGCTACGGCTCCGGCGACGGCTACGGCTCCGGCTACGGCAACGGCAACGGCCACGGCCATGGCTCCGGCTACGGCAACGGCTCCGGCAACGGCTCCGGCAACGGCTCCGGCTACGGCCACGGCTACGGCTAAACCATCTTCGAGGGTTGGGAGTGATCCCAACCCTTTATTTTTGGAATAAACGCTACCGTCTTGGCAATCACCTTGATAGGGACAAGCACATGAAACAGAAGTCTCAACAATCAATTGAATTATTTCCAGTGGCCACAAAAAATGCAAGGCGACGGCTACGGCGACGGCCACGGCTCCGGCAACGGCGACGGCAACGGCGACGGCCACGGCGACGGCGACGGCTACGGCTACGGCGACGGCGACGGCTACGGCTACGGCGACGGCCACGGCTCCGGCTACGGCGACGGCTACGGCAACGGCCACGGCCACGGCCATGGCTCCGGCGACGGCTACGGCTCCGGCAACGGCTCCGGCTACGGCGACGGCTACGGCAACGGCCACGGCTCCGGCGACGGCCACGGCTACGGCTAACACCTTGATAGGGACAAGCACATGAAACAATTGCTCAGAAAATCTCTCAAACTCGCTCGTCTTTTATGCAACTCGACCTATCGAAAATCTATTCGCTACGGCGTGGCCGCCACCATCGAGCACGAAACAATCCTTAAGAATGTTCCTACACTAAGCACAGTCGTGGACATCGGCGCCAACCGCGGCCAATTCGGAACCTTGGCTCGCAGAATATGGCCAAGAGCCGCTATCCATTGCTTCGAGCCGCTATACTCCTGCCAGCAAACGCTAGCCAACATCGGCAAAGCCCATGACCTGCAAATCCATGCCGTTGCCATCGCCAGCAAAAACGAGATGCGAGATATAAACGTTTCGAAAAAGGATCACAGCTCATCTCTCCTAAAGATCGGGCGCCTACAATCGCAGACGTTCCCAGGGACAGAGTACGACTACACCGAAACGGTGCGATGCATGCCACTCGACCATCTCATCGATCAAGGCGACATTGAGAGCCAAGCACTTCTTAAGATCGACGTCCAGGGTACCGAAATGGACGTCATAGAAGGATGCTATGGCATCCTATGGCTCTTCGATTATATCCTCATCGAAACATCCACGTTGCAATTCTATGAAGGCCAAGCTCTTCATTTCCAGATCGATGAAAGGCTTAAAAAAGCAGGTTTCAAGAAGATCGACACAAAAGCCACCGCCTTCGATGACGACGGATGGACACAGGCCGACCACCTGTACAAACGCGTCAAGAATGCTGACCAACTTTCATAGGGTCGAAATCGTAAGACTGCTGTGACGCTAACGAAGACGACCTTCGGCTATCCTTAGGGCGCGGGAACCTAGCGCCCAATTTATCATCTAAAATTCGAGCCAGAGCGTCCAGCATGTCCTCGTGTTTTCCAGACGGATATGGCGCATATTCATTCTCGATGAAGTCAGTGACCATATCGACCCGAGCGCCGTCGTGCAGATCTCGGATAAGGCTGCCCTTGTTCGGGAAGTACCAACGCCCCTCCTTCATCGAAGGCTGTAGAGCATCGATCCTGTCACGCTTCGACGTGCTGCCTCCCAGCTCCGTTACATGGAACCGGTACTTGTCGTCTCGCTGCCGTCTCCTAAGAACGTCGGTGTCGACCTGAATTCCGTACTTCTCGTAGCCAGTCGACTTAGGCGACCATTCACGGTGCATCTTCATGACAGCGTCCATACGCTCGTAAAGGCTAAGCCGGTCCCGCACCATATCCAGCACGTAATAGTTCTGATCATCGGACAGACCGATCACGCATATCGCCGTGTAGTCGTTCTCCTTCTTCTTGTCGTTCGCTGGATCCACGATCATGTAGATGTTCATCCTGTTCAGGTCGACCTTTTGCCAACCGCCGTCATGATACTGAAGCCAGTCCATCGGGAAGCCCCTTAAGCTATCGTGGCGAGGATCGAGCATCATCTGTGCGGCGAAGGTGAAAGGCGACATCTTCGTCTTCAGCTTTTCGAGCTCGCCTTGCGACATGAACACCGAGACGCCATCACCATCCACGCACGTCCGAACCCGGCTAGAGATGCCGCGCTCCATCATCACCGCGTAGGTGTCGAATAGATTGTACCGCGTGCCGACGTAACGCTCTCGGCCGCCCTCATGAGTGGTCAATGCCAGCGACCGCTCCCAATCCAGCGTAGTCTTGGCGATCATCTCAGGGTTGCCGACGGTCGCCTGAGTGACAATGTCGTCATACACCCGCAAATCGAAATGACGGCCCACAGGCTGGCCATCGCCGATCGGCCAGGCCTCTATTGTCGCTTCCTTCCTAGGCCCACTCCTACGGACGCATATCCTTTTCTCTCCCCACCGCGGCGATTGCCTTACAGGGTCCTCGTAGAAGGTCCCAGGCCACACCCAGGCGAATAGAGGGTTGGTCTCCAGCTCAGTCTTGATCGGGTTCAAGAATGCTATCGCAGCGTCTCTATTGAACGACAGGATAGCTATCGTGATGTCGCGGTTCACGACAATCTCTAGGATCGTAAGGCCAAACGTTATTACCGAGCTATTGTGCGTCGGGATGTGATTTCTACCAACCAGATACAACCCATCGTCGCGATCGACCTGGATGCAAGAACAAGGCACCGTCGGCACCCTATCAACGCTGATCACCCGGCGAGTGTAAGCCCGAGACCCATAGCCAACGCAGCAACGTTCTGCCTTCCGCGTCAATCGGAATGGTGGATTCTCAGGATCACCCTGAAAGGACACCTGCCAAAAAGGATATGGAAGCCTATCGTATGTGCCAATTCGCTTTGCAAGCGTAGCCTTCAGTCCGAGTGATAGCGCCAACTCGTGAACCTGAATGGCTAAACTCTCATTCGCAGCGCTGTATATGCACTGGCCATGCTTTGCATGACATGAACCGTCCGTATCCATCAATCCTTGCAGCAACGAGAACCGCTGATCGATCGATGCGTTCATGTACGAGTAGGGTATGTGCTTATTCTTGAAGACGCCGATGGATCGAAGATTTTTGACCAGACCGTAGACTGTCCGCGTCCCTTTTTCCGCAGGACCGACAATCGGACCAACCTCGTACCCGAGATCCCTTATATTGTCGAACAGCTGATCGTCTGGCTTTGTGATTGAACCTCCTGATGACGTACCATCGCCAAGCCATGCGCCAAGGACGTAAGGATCAACCAGCAAATCAGCATGAGGCCTTTTGACAGGCTTGCAAACGTCGATCGTGGGGTAACGACGAGACGGGCGCTCAATCGCCAAATTGACATGCTGGGCAAGCTCGCGCGTGTCGATAACTTCCGTCTTCCACTTCTCGCGCTTACCGTCAGGCATGCGCCTCTTAGAAGGGACATTAACCCTCCAAAGGTGATCGCCGCCACAAGTCAGCTCATACCCGTCGCAGAACCGAATTCTATAGCAATCTCCATTATAGAAAGTTTCCGTCTTCGCGATTACCGTGCAAGGAGATCCGTCAGGATGATATACAAAGTCACCAGGAAGTAAGTCTCCATGCTTTCGCCACCCATTAGGCGTTGGAACTAACTCATCTAAAGGAATCATCTTGTAGTGAAACCTACTCCACAAGTCTAAGACCTCATCGGGATCCTCCATCACCTCGTTGCAGCGATCGAACACCCAATCTGACTTCGCATCGTCACGGCCACATAACCGCGTGAGCAGAAAGTACAGGTCCCTTTGGACCCGCACCAGCTGGTCGATCACATGCTTGTCAGTCGTCGACCCCTTACCAAGGTTGGAGTCGTAGAAGGCTTCAGCCTCATCTCTTGTCCCGAATATCGGGGGATGAGCAATCGTCATGGTCTAGGCGGAATAACCTCGGCTTCAATCACCTCGCTCGTCTCTCGATCGATATAAGACGTGACCGGAGCACGCATCTTGGCCAAACGATCCGCCACATCCCGATCAACACCGTCCACGATCATGTTGGCGCCGTCCTCGACCTTGGCCACAGCCAGCACCGGCATCCGGGAATAGCAATACGGCATAAGCACCTCGGCAGCGCGAAACTTGATCTCGCAATATTCGTGAGTGCCGGACATGACGCCAATGATATATTCCTTCGGATCCTCACCGGCCTTTCTCATCTTCGCCAGTTGCCGATCGGTCGCTAGCTTCTTCTTCTTTCGAGCACCCTTCTTACGGCCACCCTGGCCATTACCAGGCACCTTGCGATCGTAAACGCCCCTAGGCATTGCTTTGCTCGAACTCGCCAAACGCAGCGCTAGGCGTCGGAAGACCGTTCTCTCGAAGCCACGTCGCCGCGATCTCGAACATCACGGCATTGTCTGCGATCGCTTCCTGCTTTCGCTCATCAGTCAGCAGAGAGAAAAGCTGCGCGAACTTCATCACCGAGGCGGATGCAGAGAAGTCGCCATGCTCACCTAAGATCTTATCCAGTAATGCCTTGTGCTCTTCCGATAGAGGTTGCTTCAGTTTTACCACCCAATCCACGCCCACATCACAAAGACCATTCACTACGCAGAAGTCTTTAGCAGCCAACAATACCGGCAATGGATCATTATCATTGCCCAGCTTCAGCTCATTCTTTTGACCCGCCAACCAACACACAACGCCGAATACCGACTCTGCTGCGTTCAATTTCTCGACATCGGGCGAACTTAAATCATGAAGAAGCCCGTCGATTTTCTCGACCGTCAAACCCGACTCATCCGTGTCACCAAGAGGTGGATGTTTCAGGTTTACTTCCCAGCCCTCTCGGGGACCATCGAGACCGTTGTGCTCGCAGAACTCCCGAACAGCATCCACGACCGGAACGACATCATACTTAGCGCCTGCAGTTAAGGCCTCCGTCCTGCCCGTAAGCCAAGCCGAAAACCCGTAGATACCTTCCGAAGCGCTCATCTTATCAGATGTTTCACGTTTCAAACGAGTGAGAATTTTGATGGCGACGTCGGCGGCCGACTTCCCATTCGGTTCATCCTCTGTGACCGCAAACGCTGGATCATCGCCGAATTCCTTCAGAAGGAACTTAGCCAGCTTCTCGATTTCACCGTTCGCGACAATCATCGCCTCAACCTCCGTTCGTCTTCTTCACGACGATAACTATCCAGCATCGAAAAGAACTCGATTGACGGACAAGAACTTCATGACACTGCCCAACACAAGCTTGCTCTCACCAGTGACAGCGCGCGATGAAATCAAGCGCTCCAAGCACCAGCAGAAGACCGTGATGATTGCCATCATCATCAGGCCCAGGAACATAAGCTTGGCGCGCCACCACAGCGCTTTTACCGTGCCGTAGTTGATGCGATCGAGGTATTCGTTCTCAGCAGACCTACCAATGGGATTCATTCTGCGCCCTTTATAAACCACAGCGTTAGCTATAACTCGGAAAATCACAACAGCGCAAGATCGCTTTGTTTTAGCCAAAGTTTCCCGAGCACTTTGCAAACTATAGTTTCACCTTTCGGCGAAAGCTGCGTCTTTTTCTGCGACGTAGCGCCTAGCAATCCTGCGATGTTTCTCGCTGACAGGATCACCCTGGACAAGATTTAGGTGGTGCCTCATCGAGCCTGGAGCGGCCACAGCACGGCGGTATCGAGTGCGGCTGAAATAGGTGCCGATCAGGACAGCCACATTCCTGCTGATCACCCCACCAGGCGCCATCTTCATCAAAACTCGGTGGATGCCCCGACGCACCGGGCGAACCTCTTGACCAACTTCGGTCACGAAGAGCGGGCTTGCTTCCGGCACGAGCTTGACGATCTCACGTCCGATCGAAGCGAGACGGAGATTGGCGTTCACTGGTCATCACGAGTACCACCGATCATGATCGAATTGCAGCGTCGAAAGGGCTTCACGCGCTACATCACGGGCATCGGTTACGTTGCCAGATGCGATCGCTCGCAAGACGTCTTGGTGGAGCTCATCTTCTTTTCTATGGGCGATCTCTTCTTCATTCTCCAAACCAAGCGAACCTATGATCTCGACGCGAGCTCGAACGTCCATAACGGACATCTTTTTATCGTCGACGGATTCAGTGGTCATCGTCTCTGGGTCCTTCGTTGTTTGCGCGCAGCTTTGATCTTGGAGCGATCCTTGACCTTTTTCTTTTTCACCTTGCGCAATTTACGGGGCGGCCTCCATGCGTGATCGAGGATAGCGAAACTATCGAACGGATCTAAGTGCATCGATTTCTCCTGATTTTCCTATTCCCTTAGACTCAGAGTCGAGCTAGCGGTTAGCTTGGTGACCTGCAAGGGAACCTAGCGATCGACCTCACCGGTAGGTGGACACCGGTTTGCCAACACATATTTTTTCTCATTCAGTCCTTTCGTCCATCTTGTTGTGACTCAGAGCCAAGACCGGGCTCAGCGGACAGGACGACTAGTCCCCAGCGGAAAACATGCTGGAGCTAGTCCATGACAGACGGTGTATTCCACCGCTGCCAAACCCGGCCCCTTCGGCCTCACCGGGTTCATGGATCGCGACTTTACGAGAGCAATAAGGAAGGGTTGCTCCCGGCGTGCCATGGGCTTCGATCCTTCGGACTACCCTTCCGGCATATGCACGCGTCCCTACTGCACCGGTTTAGCTCTCGGCCGCAGTCGGGACCAGCGGAGAGCGATTACCGACACTTAGGACTTGAAGAAATTTCACGGGGGAGGTAGATACGGACC